GAGGTGTTACCCTGTTCACCCTGATTTTGCCTGAGCTCCTTAAGTTTACCTGAAAAATATCGATTCACCTTTTGCTCAGGTCCTAATGTCCAACGACCATTTGGACCGGTTTCGTCAAGCTCGTACACTTGATTTTTTGATGCGTCATAATACAGCCTGGCCCAACCTAGTTGACCGCTTCCTTTTGGCTTTGCTTTTTGGTTTTGAATCCACATTTCACCAGGCCCTACTTGATAGCCCTCGCTGCTCTCATCAAAAGGGCTGAAATCAATTAACTCATGCTCAGGTGGACGGTATACAAGAAGCATTGTGAAAGCACGCCTGTACCAGGTTTGACCGCCAGCCCACTCGTTAGGCCTAGCCGGCTTGCTTACGGGCATGCCGTTTGAGGTTTTTCCGTCGTGCTGGGTTTTGGCAATGTGGTTCACAATTACATCAACACGGTTTGACCGCCTTGAGGCCACTCGAACATCCTTCAGAACCTTAGTCAACCAGAGGTCATCACGCAGCTCCAAATCACGGTCTAGGTCATTGAATGGGTCGAGCACCGAAAAGTCAAATTCGCCGGCCTCTTTGAGCAGCTCGTTGAATGTATCATAAGTCCACACCGGCATGTCCACGGCTCTCTCAGGGTCAATGATTGTAAAGTGCTCATTAAGCCAGTAAATTGTTTGCTCAAATAGGTCACTTGAAATTGCCTCTTTTGAGGGGTCCACGTCAGCATCATTTAGTCTTGCGGATTTTCCTGTTTTTACTTCAATAAGGTCAAGTAAAAGGTCTACCGCAGAACCTTCCTCACCCATATACAAAATGCCTTTCCAATTGAGCTCCGTTGCCCAGTTAATTGCGAGCTGTTTGACAACTTGCGATTTGCCACTGTGCGGCGCTCCCGCAATGAATAAAGGGTAGCCTTTTTTCGCGGTGAAAATTTGGTCAAGAGATTCGAAACCAGAATACTCTCCACGCCGCGTTCCTGTGCGGCGGATTTTTGTTGCTTCATCTCGTAGTTCTTCAGGCTTAATTAACAGGGAATGCAAAGGGTTTTTCATGAATGTTCATTTCGCAGGTTGAGTCAAAAAGAAGGGGCACCGTCAAATGCCCCTTCAGGTTCAAACACACAGAAGGCTCAGAATGGCAAATCAGTGCCTGATTTTTCATCCTCGACGGGAGCCGACTTGCTAGCCTGACCATCCTGCTTTGCAGCTGGTCTACCATCTTCCAAGAAGAGCGCCGAAGCGTTACCCAGAATTGGGCCACGTTCGCCTGCGTCACGCGCTTCTTTTGACAGGTCTTGAGTCACCATATAGTCCTGACCATATTGCGAGTCGGGTGTGTTAACCAGGGCAAGGTTGAGGTAGGTACCTTTCTTGCCTTTGTACAAGTGTTTTTTGTCTATTGCGTCAACGTTTACTTGGACGCGGAGGATTTTTGGAATTGGCATGGTCAAATATCAATTTGATTGAATGAAAATCTTTAGGGCGGTGCTCAGTCTTTAGTGAAATATTTACAATCAAACTTGATTGCCATTTCATCAATTTCAGAAAGCATTTTTTGAAGCGCAGAATCATCTGAAATGTAGTGTTCAAACCGCTGCACGTTCCTGGTTACAGTTGAGTGGTGAACCGCGCTCGCCTCAGCCACAATTACGGTCGGCGTGTCTGTGTTTTTTACAAGCCAGTACCTTACAAGGTTCATCACGTTTGACGTGTGAATTTTCAAACCTAACTGGCGGCCGCATATTGACCTCGTTTGAAGAGCAATTTCGCGCTGGTCATACTCAGACACGAAGTGCTCAAGAGACCACGCAACTAGCTCACGGCATTGTTCAAGTGTAAAGAAGCCTGAGCCTGTTCTGACTCGCTTGTGATACGGTGCTTTTTTTGTTGTCATTTTTTTGGGAATTGATGTGCAAGCGACCAAATTCTGTCTGTTGCTAAGGTGTCGTTTATATCGATGAAAATTGAATTCAAATTGTTGTCCTGAATGAAAACCATAAGAAAGCTACGTGGCCGCATTGTTTGCCTGGTTAATGCAATTTGAATTTTGTCATTTCGTATAAAAAAAATTTCAATATCAGACTTGGCTGACCAGCCCGCGTTGAACGCATGAATACAGCTTTTCACGTAGTTGTTTTGCATGTGTTTTGGATGCTCTAAAACGTTGACGGCTGCCGTGATTTCAGCGCAGAAAGCGTCAACCAATTTCATAAGCTCCGCGCGTGTTGTTTGGACCCTTGCGGAATAGCATCGAATTGTGCCAATTTTAAAGGGAAAAGCGCAGCTTCGAACGGTAAAGCTTTTCTCAATTTTTTTTTGAACCGCTTTTTTTAAAATTTCACTACTCATTGCTCAAGTTTAAAATTGACTCGCGAGCTTCAATAGGGTCAGAAATTTCAACGTCAAAAATTGGCTCAAAATATGATTCATCAGTTTGTGAACCGTTGGGGGGATAAAAAACTTTGATAGGAAGGATTGAAAGCCTGTGAACCTGTAGCCCGCTCATCTCTTCCGCCATGAAGCGGTAGGTGTTTAACTGTAGACCATATTTTTCGAGCTTAGTTGGCTCGTTTTTTTTGTATCTCTTCGTGAAAGATTTTGTTCCGCCGCGACTGGTTTTCATGTCTACAATCCAAAGTTCCCCAGTCTCCTTATTCACAAGCAACAAATCAACCTCGCCAGCAACCCCAAGACTCAAGGAAAAAAGAAAAACACGGTCAGCAAAAACGTGCCACCCGTCACCATACTCTTTTTTGAATTTTTTGAGGTCATCAATAAGCTGTTCATAGGCCCTGAATTGCATGTGGTTGCAATACATAAATGCACTCATATTTTCAACGCCATCAACAAAGAAATCACGCACGCACTGGTCAACTGTTGAGCCTATAGGAAGGCAGCCCTTCCATACGTCCGGGATAACTAAAGGAACGCCCCCTGAAATCCACTGCGTGCAACGCTGCAATTTTGTTTCTGTAGGAATATGGACGTAGTGTGATTCATCAGCGGCCCTTTCAACTTCTTTTCCCAGGCTCAAAAGCTTCTTCACACCGTTTTCAATTTTCTTGTCCATGGCCAAATATCAAAAGGAACTTTCTTTGAACTTTCGGGCGGTACCAATCAAATAAAACGAGGCCTCCATTCATCTGGGATTTGATAGTCGTCTTTGTCTCTGTTTGCCTCCTCAATCATCTTCATTCCTACGGCCATAACAGAAGCCACAACACCATCAATCTTGTCGCCGCTTTTATCCTTTGAAGGTTTGATGTTTCCCGCTGGGTCAAACTGCAAAGCAACGTTGCTCAACATCCATTTGAAAACGTCGTTTTCATCGTGCCACAAATCTGCATCCAGTAGCAACCGCTCAAGCTCCTTGCTTGGCGCACTCATTGAAACAAAACCCTGCCCAAACGGGTCGCATTCTACACCGTCATTCACGAGGTCAATGATTAGCTGTGAAGAGTTGAAACGGTCATACGCCATTGCCTTCAAATCGTATTTGCTTGCAATGCCATTGTTGTCGTTTTTAAACGTCCCAGAATCATCCAAAAACATTCCTGAAATGAAGCGGCGAATTGCACTGTAGTCGGTTACGTTTCCCGGCGTCACAAAAACGTTTTCAAACTCCTCTTCCATCTTACCGTAGATTGAGGATTCATCGCGGTCAAGTTTCCTATCAATTGCACGTTGTGGAAGCCAGTGAAAAGTCTGCAAAAAAAGCGAGCCGTCATCTCTTGGAAAAATCAACGCCAGTGAAGAAATATCTGACACACTTGCAAGGTCAAGGCCGGCAAAAACTGTATGCCCGGCCGGGGGAATCCATTCTTCTCTTTGAGCGTCAAATAACTCTGGCGGAATCCAAACATCTATGGAGCCCGTAAAGAGGTTACAATGCTTAGTCTGAAACTCAACAATTGCACGCCCTCCAATGTTCATGGCTTGACGAGCCTGTGAGCGGAGATATTCGAGCGTAATTGAATCACCAATTCCAGGATTTGCTTTGACCCAGCAATTTTCGTCTTTCCAATCGTCGTCCTCATCGATTTGAAAAATCATTGCAAAAGTCCGCTCATCCACCTTGATTCCATCAAGCACTTCCTTTGCGGTTTTCATAGCCTCAGCACATGGTCCATCTTTGATGAAACCAGCTGTTGAAATTGCAAGCATCAAGGGGTTCTTTCTGGAACCCATTGAGGACTTCAAAACGTTCC